GCTTATGGGAGGCTTTGGACGGCTGATTCTGGTTCTGATAAGTCTACTATTTATTGGTCTGACTTATTAATAGGTCATGACTGGGCGGGTGGTACTAGTGGTTCTATTAATATTTCTAAAGTATGGCCTGATGGTTACGATGAAATAGTATCACTAGCCGCACATAACGGGTTGTTGATTATCTTTGGTAAGCACAGCATTGTTGTATATCAAGGTGCTGAAGCTCCAGCAACAATGGCGTTGTCGGACACAGTATCAGGAGTAGGTTGTGTAGATAGAGACACTGTACAGTACACAGGTACTGACGTATTGTTTTTGTCACATACAGGACTCAAAAGCTTTGGTAGAACTATACAAGAAAAGTCAATGCCTCTTACAAGTCTTTCTAATACAATTACAAAAGACATTATTGGTTTGCTTCAAAATGAGACTGAGTTTTACCGTTCAGTGTATAGCCCGGAAGAAGGTTTCTACTTAATTACTTTTACTGCTCAAGATACAACCTTCTGCTTTGATGTTAGAGGAACATTAGAAAACGGTGCTTATCGTGTTACACGGTGGCCCGGTACAGGCTTTACCGCTTACGGTAGAAAGAATGACGGTACACTGTTGATTGGTAACGGTGAAGGTATAGGAGAGTACAGCGGTTATAGGGACAACGGTAGTAAATATCGTTTTAAGTATTACAGTCCTGCTCTTACCTTTGGTGATCCGTCTAAACTTAAAATATTAAAAAAGTTACGTCCTACTATTGTTGGTGCTAACAACGCTGTTATGTTTCTTAAGTGGTCATATGACTTTAATACATTCTTTCAGACAGCCGAGTTTACCGTAGGCAATCAGGTAACTGCGTTTTATAACGAGTCAGAATTTAACAGCACGGCAGAATTTACAGGTGGTGATCTTACGTCACGCCGTGGCATAAACACTACCGGAGGCGGTGGAGTTATAACAATTGGGTTGGAAGCAGACATAGACGGTTCAGGTTTGTCTCTCCAAGAGATTAACGTATTAGCACTAATGGGTAAAGTACTATGAGTAACTATACAAAGACCACTGACTTTGCCGCTAAAGACAGTCTACCTTCTGGGGACAGCGGTAAAATCATTAAGGGCGCTGAGTTTGAAACAGAGTTTGACGCCATATCTACAGCTATCGCTACGAAGGCAGATCTTGCTTCGCCTACTTTTACAGGCACAGTAACAATTCCTGCATTGACTTTTACAGGTACGCTGTCAACAGGAACTATTGATGGAGGTACATACTAATGGCTGTAGCAACAGACGAAGGAACTATTGGAGGAGGCAGCGGCTTCTTTGATTTTTTAGGAGGTCTAACTGATTACGTTACTCAACCTAGTGTTTTGCTTCCCGGTATTCTTGGTGGTCTTCTTACAGGTGAAGCTTACGGACGGTTAAGTGACATAGGAAAAGAAGCTAGAACAGGGGCGGAGGACTTAGCCGCACGACAACTAGAAATGTCTCAGTTTAAACCTTTTACTGTGACTACTGCTACTGGTTCTGGTTTTGATTCTATGATAACTCCTGAAGGTACTCTTCAAACTTCAATGTCATTGTCACCTGAAGAGCAGGCGTTACAACAACAATTGTTTAGCGGAGCTGGTGGGTTTTTTGGACAGGCCACGCAACCTACTGAAGAACGTGAACAGGCTATTTTCCAGCGTATGCGAGCTGCTATGTCACCTGAAGAGCAACGACAACGACAACAGTTAGAGCAACGCTTAGCTGCACAAGGTCGTTTAGGTACTCAAACGGCAGCGTTTGGTGGTACTCCTGAAGCGTTGACCTTAGCAAAAGCACAAGAAGAAGCACGTAATCAAGCAATGTTAGGAGCTATGCAGCAGGCTCAGGCAGAGCAAATGCAACAAGCAGCGTTAGGTCAGCAGTTCCTTGGCTCAGGTTACATACCGCAACAGCAGTTAATAGCTGGTATTCAACCCGGTGTTGGACAGCAACAACTAGAACAACAAACACGTCAGTTTGGTGCTGGTATGTTTGGTGAAGCTACTATGTCTGGTCTAGAAGCACAGCTTATTGCAGAACAAGCAAGGGCTAATTTGTTAGGTGGTGTAGGCGCTAACTTGTTATCTGGTGCAATGACACCTAAATCAACAGGTGCTGCAGATGCTTTAAATATATTAAAAGGTTTAGGCATATTTGGTGATTAAGGCGGAATAAGTTATGGCTAAGTTTTCACAAACATTTTTACAAGGGCTTCTTCAGCCTTCGTACCAACAGGGGTTGTTTACTGCTGCGAAACAAGCGGCACAGCTTCCGGGTCAGTTACAACAACAACAAGCGCAGCAACAACAAATGCAAGCACTACGCAACGCAACTCCTATGCAACGTGCTCAGGTAGCTATGCAGACAGCTAAAACTCCTGCTCAGATTAACGCTGCGCAAGCTCAAATGGATGCTGCTAAAAAAAGTATGGTTGATACTCAAAAGGCTGAGGCTAGTGCTGAGTTAAACAAGTTGTATCAACAGTACATAACTGAGACTGATCCTGAAAAGATTGCTAGTCTTGAGTCTCGTATACGTAGTTTAGCAACACCTGCTGGTCGTGATGTTACTTCTGTAGAAAATCAATTACAGTCTATTCGTAGTCAAAAGAAAACGAAAGAAACTGACGAACAGTTCCAGACATTCTTTGATAAGTACGTACCAGAAAATAAAAAGGAAGAGTACCGTGGTCTTACTCAGGCACAGATACTAACTCGCCTTGACGAAGATGCTGATGTAGAAGAAGCAAGGGAGTGGGCTAAGTGGTTAAATAAAAATACAATAACTGACGGTAACAGACAAGAAGCTATTGACCTTGCAGTACAAGCATTTGGTAGTAAAGCGGCAGCAGAAGTAGCTAGAGCAGAAGCTAGTCAGTTCTCTAAGACTGAACAAGCTAAAAAAGGACAAAAGCGTACTTTGTTAGTTACTTATCAAGGTAGGCAAGATCCTACGCTAGCTTTTATGGGTCAATCAGCTCCTAGTGCAAAACCTACTAAGTTAGAAATTTACTTAGATGAGAACGGTAACGTACCTGAAAGGATTGACAACTTATTAAATGATACTGCTATTTCTGCAATAGGTCAAGACTTTGAATATGTATGGTCTCCTCGAAGAGTTCCTGAAAGAAATGTTTCGCCTACACCACCTACAAGCGGAGTTCCTACTCTTAATCAATTGAGAGGTCGTTAATAATGGTACAGCTTGCTGTTAAAGAAGACGACACTAAGCAGACACCTACAGTAGAAAAACTATTAGAGAAGTACGGTAACACACCTATTGATCAAATACCCGTAGATGATCTGCTAGTGATCTTTGGGGATACCCCTGTTAATGAAATACCAGAGCAGGTTCGTGCTACTCTGATGAATGAGGCTGTCGAGCGTAAAGCTAAAGAGCTTGGTCCTGAAGAGGCTGGGTTTAGTGGTCTTACGTCCGCACAGGCTGCAGAGATGGCTCCGTTTGCTGCTGGTGGTATGGGTATTCAACGTGTCAACGCAGCGTCTATAGCTGGCTTTAAAGATGGCTTGTTAGATTCTCTTCGTGGTTTGGGTATAGCACCTAAGAAATCTCTTGATGAAGAGTTTGACAATAGAGTAGAACGAGCTAGAGCGCCTGAAGATTACTTCTCAGGTATGCTGACAGGTGCTGTTGTTGATCCTGTTGGCTTAGCTGTTGGTGGTACTGGTGCTAAATTAGCTGTAGCAGGCGCTACTAAAGCTTTACCTAATGCCCCTAGAATAGCTAGTGCTTTAGGAATTACTGCTGGTGGTGGTATAGAGGGAGCAGCTCAGGGTGCTCTTATTCCTGTATACGAAGAGTTTGGCGATAGCCGTTTAATGAACACTATTTATGGTGCTGGGCTAGGTGCTGGGCTAGGTGCTGGTGTTGGTGCTGCAGGGGCTATTGTTACCCCACCATTACGTAAGCCTGAAGTAAAACCAGAACTAGCTCCTCAGCCTGTATCTTTACAGCCTAAAGCACTATCTGGTCAAGACTATAAGCCTCGAATGAACAGACCTGTGGAGACTCCTGTCACTACTGCTGCTGTAGAGCCTACGCCTCAAGTTACTCGTTCTACTCCTGCTACACTTAAAGTACAAAACATAGATCAACAGATTGCAGATCTTGAGCAGAAAGCACAACAAGTAGGACGTAAAAAGCGTAAGCCTATTGAGAAACAAATAGAAAAACTACGTGTTACTAGACAGAAAGAATTAAATAAATCTAACGAGCAAGCTTCTGTTATTAAAGAAAAAGTTGTTTCACTAGAAAATCAGCTAGATAGACTCTCTCGCCGTAAGGCAGAACTACAACCCGGAGAGGCTGGTGCTAAAGCTAGACAAGCACGTGCAGAACGTAAGGAAGAAGAGTTACAACAAGAAATAGATACTCTTACTGGCTTAGACTACTCACCTAATGGCGGATACGTTGTTACTATATCAGGCGTAGGATATGATAATCCTTTGCAGATTGTCAACAAGAAAAACAGATTAGAGTTAAACAATTCTACTGATGCGGAAATCAGTGTAAAGCTAGAGCCGCCTAAAGAAACTGGTGATCCTGTTACTGATGCAGCAAACAAGTTAAATTACATCCTTAACTCTGACGACGCTGCTCCAAGATTAGGATTAGATGCTCCACCTAGTGCGTCATCTGCTGGTGTACGTCCTGCAGTACAGTATGCACAAGAAGTGTCAGAAGGTGTTGATGAAGCAGCGGCTATTCGAGCGGGTGAAATGCCACCATCTACTGCTAGAGATAGAGCAGACATGCCTGTAGGTAGGGACATAGGCAGACAAGAAGAAATGACCCAAGAAGAAATAGGTCGTCGTGCTGCATTGCTTGCTGCATCAACAGAACAGAAACAACGTCAGCAAGCTAAGCAAATGGGCTTTAAAGATGAAGACGTTGACTGGGCTATAGAAAATCTTCCTACTATTTCTGAGCGTAAGTTTACCTATGAAAACGTAGAACAAGCGGCTGCTAGACTGAAGGCAGGTCCAATCGGTAGAGACTATGATACACTCGTAGACTTTGTCATGGATCAAGATAGAATATTTGCTCCAGAGGAAATGGAGGCACTACGTCCTTTGTTTATTGAAGCTAACAACAGAGTAGATCAGACTTTAAAGCAGATGCGTAAGCTAAAGAAAGATGGTCAAGCTGATAGTGCTGAGATGGTTAAGTTGGTAGAAGACTTATACTTTAACAATTACATTGCAGAAATGCAAAGAACTAATGGTCGTGCTGCCTCTCATGTTTTATTACAGGCTAAAAAGACTAAGCGTTTTGTAGCAGAGAATACACGTCGTGTTAATCGCAATCAACTAATTACCAACCTATTTGGAGTTAAGTGTGGCTAGAAAAGTTATATCAAAAGAGTGTGAAGAAAGCATTAACAAGTTGCTTGCTGCTGTTGATTCTATGCCAGAAGAGTTTGAGTCTATACGTCCTGAAGTTATACGTCAACTTCTTAACGACGGAGGATCTAAGAACTTTAACTTTGGTACCGTTATTTCTGCCCTTCATAATAATGCGTTGCTTGCGTCAACGGGTATGTTTATGGCTAACATAGGTTCAGCAATGGCTCAAGGGCTTTTGTACGTTCCTAATTCTATGATACGTAACGGGGCAGTAAATACCTACGCTGCTTATTCTGCTGTATTAGGTAAAGATGCACAGCTAACTACTAACATGCTTAGGTATTTTAAGTCTGCTATGAAGACAGGTATTGCTTCAGATGTAGAAACTGACATTACAATTGTAGCTGAACGAGCTGGACTAACCCCAGAAACATTAAAAGAAAAAGCTAAAGAAGCTTATGTTCGTTCGTGGGCCGCAACAGACGATAGTATTACTGAAGCAGACATAAAAGCGTTTGTTGATTCTATTAATCTTACAGACCAAGAAGCCCTTAGATTTTTTTCTGACATAGAATTTATGGCAAACCAACGTGTGCCTGACAAGCTAAGATGGATTACTATTCCTCAACGAGGCGCTGTTGCTATTGATGAGGCAGCTAAAGTATTTTTTAGAACTTTACGTGTTTCTGAAATGGCGCGTAAGCAAGCTCTTCAACAGGCTAAGGCAACAGGAAGATCAGTTGATGAGTTGCATGCTGAATATTTTTCTGATGTTATGAATGCGCATAACGCACGTTACCAAGGTGAGATGGGTTTAGCAAAAGAAATAGAAGCTACATCTAACTTTAAAGCTGTTCGTGGTGCTACTGCTGCATTAGAAAAAAAGACGAATGAATTTTTTAAACCTTTGTTTGCTGACGAAGATATTCCTTACGAAGATATTCGAGAGTTTGCTTTAAACCTTACGTTCCAAAGAAGATTACCTACAGATATTTCTATATCCGCTCCTGTTACAGGGTTAGTTAATCTACTAGGTAAAGCTAAAGGTAAGATGGGTAAAGAGTATTCTTTAGGGGAGAATGTAGCAGGTGCTCTAGTTAGCACAGCGTTTCCTTTTACTAAGACTCCTTATAACATTGCAATGGATGGTATGTCTTATACTCCTCTTGCATTGATACCTTTCTTTAGACCTAAGATTCTTAGAAAGAAAATGAGAGACGGTAAGATAGTTACTGAAGCTGGTTACCAAGAAGATTACTTAACAAGAGTAGCTATAGGCTCAGCATTTATGATGGGCATTGGTACGTTGTTTGCTACTCAAAATGAAGAGGGTCTTCCTTTTATTACTGGTACTCCTAAAGATTTAGAAGAAAGACGCAGATGGCAACAAACAGGTATCCCTGAAAGGTCTGTACTTGTTGGTGATGTGTATGTTCCTTTTGATCGTATTGAGCCTATAGGAGGTTTTCTTGGTCTGTATGTAGACACGGCTGAAGCTTTGTTTAGAGAAAGAGACTTTGAAGATCCCGAAGAAACTCCAGTAGTAGATATGATCGACGAAATGATGATTGGTCTTCTTAATGCATCGTTAAATAAAACAGTACTTGAGTCTGGTATACGATTCTTAGATAACTTTAGATACTCTAACAAAAGTTTAGTTGAAGGCGCTATTGCTTCTGGTGTTGACATTGGTAAAGGATTTATTCCTACTGGTGTTTCTGACTTAGCACGGATACTAGATGAAGAAGAACGCATATCTAAAACTGCTTATGAAAAAATAATACAACGTGTGCCAGGATTAAGAGAGACGCTGCCTGTAACTACTCCTCAGTTTGAGGGGGTAGACATGAATCAAAACCTCTTTGAAATTATTACAAAGATGAACTTTGTTCCTACTAATCAGTCACAGGTACAGAAAGAAATATATAAAAAAGAAGCTAACATTCCTGTTATTAATAGTGAGTTTGTTGGTGTGAAGCTTGATGGTAGAGAGTTGTCGTTGCTTAGAGAGCTTGCTGCTCCTTATCAGAACGCTATACTTGGTGCGTTAGTTACGTCAGGTGAATACAAACTAGCTGGTAACGAGTTTGGTGCATCAAGACAAAAAGTATTGATAGAAGATTATGCTTCTCGTTCTGTACATCCCGGTAGAAATAAACAGTTACTTGCTAAGTTTATTCAAGAAGGCACTAAAAGATTTGGCGCGAACTGGATGCGAAGTGTTCAGGCTAGGAAGTTTAACGAAAAGATTAGGCAGAAAGGTTTACAAGACGCCCAAGAATTCATGGACACTGTCTATTAAAAAAGGGGCCGAAGCCCCTATCAAGTTACAGCTCGCAGTTATTGCCCGTACAAGCTAACTGCTGAGACCCTTCCGTCATGTCAGAGTTCTCAGAGATGTTCCAATCAATCGTCTCTGGGAATTCCTCCTTCAGCTTCTTATAGGTCTCTACGTCGATGGGTTCATATGGCGCTTGTTGATACGTGTGTTCGGAATAAGGGAGAAAACTAACACCGCTTATCTTGTCGAACTTGTTGTACAACCATTGCCCTACCTCTAAGAACTCATCATCACGATAGTAACAAGTCATTGATGGTTTGTGTTCACACCAGAAGTCCTGATAAATCTCCCATAGTTCTAGCTGCTCCATAGCACCCATCTCAGAGGCCACCACAGCTCCGTCAGGAGACTTTATAGGGAAAGAGAATACCTTGGTAGAGGGTGACATTACATCGTCTTCTACGGGGATTCCTGCGTCTTCTAATACTGAGCACAAAGGGTCTCGTGAATCTGCTCGTACTCGTCTAATGTACTGATCTGAGTATCGTGGATGAATACCACTAGCAGAATCAACTAACTGACTTACAGTACCAGAAGGCTTAACAGCAGTAATAGCAGTACTAACATTGATACCAAGTTTGTTAGCCCACTGCTTGTTAGTGTTAATTGCTTCTTCCTTGAGTTCAGTAAGCCAAGTCTTGAGTACACCTTTATCCTTCCTCCCTGATAGTGTTGGATGATCCATGATACCAGTTAGTGATACACCTAGTAATGCTTCTTCCTCTGTGTTCTTTTGCCATACCTTACGTAGGTAACGGAAGTCAGTTAAGGTAGCCTGTAAAGTTCCAAGGATAGCCGCAACACGTACTTTTCGTTTAAGGTCTGACAACGTATCGGTTGACCTGACAACAACTTCCGATAGATTGCAGAATTGGTTAGGTCGTAGGATGATCTCGCTACATGGATTAGTTCCAAAATCATAGGTAGCATCTCGTCGCTCGTTCTTTGCAGCTTGCTTTTGACTTGCGACTCTAGAGAACATACCTCGCTCTCCTGATCGGGACTCGTATAAACTTTTCCACTCATTTAGGAATGCCTCAAAGTCTGGCTTCTCTGTATAACATGCGCTGTTGTTTGCTAGTCCCCGTTGAGGATTATCTTGCCACCACTGGCCTGACTTGCATCGTCGGAGTCTATCGTCAGTGAGGTTAGACAGACTGATGAGAGCGGACCTGCGTACACCTCCGACAACGACGATCTGTGCAATCTTACAGCAGAGATCATGACATTCGATGGAGCTAAGTTTACGTCCAGCAGCCTCCCGAAAGACGCTGACTGTGAAGTTGAACAGATCGACAAGAGGCTCTGGACCAGATGCTCTACCTCCGAAGGTCTTAAGGGTTGCCCCTGCAAGTCGTACTCCAGACACGTCCCATTTTGGAAGTTGGCCTGAATACAACAAGCTAATAAGTTCCCGGTAAGCTTTAGCCCATCCAATTTTACTATCGGCGACATGTATAACGGTATCGGTATCATGAAATTCCTCTGCTACTTCTGGTAGTTTAGATACGTATTGACGTTCAACAGAGTAGCCTACGCCTGTACCGCACATAAGTACGTACATCATCTCGTCGAACGCTTTAGGATGATCAATAGGTAAGTAGCTACAGTTAAAGCCAGCTACGTTGTCACGGTCAAGAGCCTCTCCTGCAGTCATGAGTGCTCTCATACTGGGCATAACGTCTAGCTCATGAATAGCATGGAATATTTCTGATTGATCGAACTCGTTTAGTTCTACACGGTCTACCCAATAATCTAGGTATCTATTTACTGTTTCTTCCCACGTCTCACGGCGCTGCTCCTCTGGTAGGTAACGTGCGTAGCGTGACTTGTGTATGTATTGTTGATATGCATCCATTAAGATTGCACCTCTCTATCTACTAGTAGTTGAATGTAATGCATGGCTTTACGTAGATCCTCAACGCCGTTTTTGTCGCGCCATCGAGTAATGTATTTTACTACATTAGCCTCGCACCAATCAAGGTTGTTGTCAATAATAAAGTCAATAGGTTGAATGTTATAACGTGCGTAATGGTTTCCGCCCACTTGTCTCTTACGTGCGTCGTCCCATTGTTTAGGTGTTGCATTGTCAATACTCACTCCATCTCCTTAAACTTGTAAACTTTCTCTAGCATTTTATCAGCAAATCTTTCTACTAGATCTTCTGATGTTATCTCTAATGCTTCCATGATTGTTACCTCATCGTAATGTTCGGCAACGTGCTTTAGCAACTCGTCGAACGTCATCCGTACTTTCTCTTGAGGTAGTTCATACTAATTGGTAGCTCGTCAAAGGATCCGTCTTTTACCTCGTTGAGCATCCATATCCCAGACCAGCTACCATTTGTTTGAGGATTTAAGTACTCCTCGTCGTGCTCATAAAATATACCAGCAAACAAACCTGTTATGTTACTGCCGTCTGCTTTACGTGCGTACGCTATGTCTCTGTCTTGTACGTGTCCCATGATACAGGACATGAACTTCTTTTGTAACAGTAGCTTTGCACATGTGACTGGTCTGCCCATGACACCGCTGGTGAAGTAGTGACAGTAGGCGATACCGTCGATGACGATAGGTTGTAAGAAAGGTACAACTTCCCACCCGAACTCTTCCAACGTGAAGTCATCATAGCTCATCAGTCCTTCTAGTTTAGCGTCTGCTTCTATGGCTCGCTCGATGCGCTGTTCATGATTACCTATCAGAAAAACCATGCGAGGATTCCACGTCTTTCTTTTGTTACGCTGAAGACGTTGTTTCTCTGCTTCGATAGGCGCTATGAAGTTAGCCATAGCCGTGTTACCTGCAACAATGTCGTTAGTGTACCGCCTACCTTCAAACGACTTCTTCCCAACGTCATAGCTACTGAGACTTGGCATGTCCCAGTGATCCCCCAGATGAATGATAACGTCAGGTTTAGTTGCAGCAGCATAGCGACCAGCCCAGTACAGGTGATCTATGTTGCCATTAGGTTTGACTTGCGTGTCAGGTATTACTAAGTGTCTAGTCATAGCCACTCCTTTGGTAGGGTAGCTGGCGTGTACCAATCAAACCCATTCTTCTCTGCCCAGTCCCTCATACGATAACGACTACCGTCCTTACGTCGTCCTCGATCCCGGCATGGGTGTGTTAGGATTCTGAAATACAAATACAAGATCTTCATACTTACCTAAAGCCTTACGTACTTCTACATACTTACGGGCTTCCTCTCTAGTTCTGAACCTCCCCTTGGCTTCTATGTATGTCATCCAACCATTTACATTATAACAGAAGTCAGGTTCGTATTTCTTGGGGATGATGTACTCAATGCGTTTTGAAGGATGATAAGTACAGCTCTTCATTTGTGCATAGAGTTTCTTTTCTAGATTGCTATCAAACTTCATCAGGTATCCTATACCGATCATCAGTAGATCGGAGAAGATATAGTAACTGAAGGCTCTCATACAGTCTATCAGAATCGAGTTCGTTTTCTTCGTATAACTTAAGACAACGCTCATACAGCTCCCTCTCTGTTTCCCAATCAGCCAGTGCTTTCTCTGCTTTCTTTGGTCCTACTCCATGTATACCCGGTATATTGTCTACTCGATCACCCATCAGAGCTTGACGGTACAGCCACTCTGTTGCAGAGCGTTCGTCAATATCCTTCATGATCTTCTTGGTGTAGTCATATATCTTTGTGGGAATCTGTAAGAAGTCTTTGTCCAAAGAACAGATAATAGACTTGTACTCTAACTCAGTAGACTTCATAGCTATGCAGTCATCAGCTTCCATATTGTCAGAGAGTTCCGCTTTCCATGTATCTAACATGTACTCACGGAGTAAGTCTTTATGTACGGGTTTACGTACGGGACGGCTGCCTTTGTAGGGTTGAGAAACAGCAACCTCTGTTCTGAAGTTACTGCTCCCTGTAAGGTACACTTGATGTTCCGTGTAATGCTCAGACAGATCAGAGATAATCTCAGAGATATAGTTACTCATAGTCTGAATAGCTATCCTCTCTGGTTCCTCATCACAGGCAAAGCCTACGCGATACACCAGCATGTCACCGTCAATTAGAATCACAAGGCTATATCCATATCCATTTCTGGTTGGTACTCAACCAAGTCTGAGATGATCATGCGTCGAAGAGTAGGTGAACGTCCCTTCTTCTTCATGTACTCCCAATCGTAAAAGCTAACAAGACACTTAGCCTTAGAACCATTAGCTACCGTAACACCCATCTGAGGATCATCTTCCTCGTCAAGAGGCGTACGATCAGCGATAAGTACTTCTTTACCATCGGGATGGAACGCACGATATTTGTTGTTTGACTTACAGGTAATGTAGTAGCCCCGCTCGTCACCCTTGTTGTTAACTTTCAAACCCATATCTTCAAGAGCAGTAACAGCTTCGTCAGATAGAAGGGCTAGGTCAACTGTGTACTTGTTAGCTAATTGATTCTTACGAGTCAGGTTAGGCCAGTAAAGTTCACACTTGATGTTGATGTTTGCTTCGCTCATAGAATTAACTCCAGTTAATTTAACAACTAATATTATACCACACTTATGTAGATTGTGCTAATGCGTTTCGGCCCAGTTGCTACCGATACGGTACTCACCATCTAGTGGGCAGTTAAGGTTGAAGGTTTCACCAGCCTGAATGATTGCCTGTACAGCAGACTTACCTACGTATTCAGCATCTTCAGGACGGCACTCTATTTGCCACTCATCGTGGACTTGTGCTACTAGCTTGAAGTCGGTGTTGTCGAGTAGCTCATACAGATGAATGACTGCTTGCTTCATCACGACAGCTCCGGCTCCTTGCAGTAGTGTATTTAACGCAGCGTGAGCAGAACGTACTCGTAGTCTTCTACCATCAAGACCATCAAGGAATCCCTCCTCACCCTGTGCCGTTATCCTTTGTCTTAGTTCAGCCAATGCAGGTGTGTTCTCTAGAAACTTATCCTTAAGTTCTCCACCCTTCATAGCTGAGCCGCCCACTATCGCACCTATCTTGGCATTGCCTGCGCCATACAAGAAGGCGTAGATGAATGTCTTAGCTTGCGGTCTAGTGTCTAAGCCAGCGGCTAGTTGGTTAGCTGTGTGTATATCTCCTTCTAATATTTCTTTCGTGTAATCATCATCGTCCATATAGTGGGCAAGCATACGAAGCTCAAGACCACTAGCATCAGCACCAACAAGAACACGGTTGTTAGGTACACTGAACAAGCTACGACATTCACTACCATACTCTGCAGTGACAGCAGGGACTTGAGCGAGGTTCGGACTAGAGTGAGCCATACGTCCTGTAACAGCGCCAATGTGCTTAACCCTCCCATGTATACGTCCTCCTTCTACAGCCTTAACCCATGATATAACCTGAGCATATCGTTTCTGTAACAACAAGAACTCAAGTACCATCTTTGCTTCAGGTATGTGTAGGTTCTTCTTGAGAGTAGACTCGTCCACCTTGTCTTTACCTGACGGTGTCTTCTCTTTCCATACAGCACCTTTCTGCTTCAGTCTCTCAGCTATCTGCTGTCGTGAACCTACGTTAAAGTGTTGGTACTTCAAAGGCAACGGCTTACCTGTCGTCTTATGATACCTCTGCTCTTCTGGTATAGGTGGGAACACTGTCTGCAACTTAGCCTCGATACCTGACATCTTAGTATCAAGCTTACGTGCTAGTAGTTCTCCTCCTATCTTATCGAACATGAACCCATTGACTTCTTGGTCTTGACATATGTGTGCTACTGAATGCTCAAGCCATACACTGGTGTCAGAAAACCCAAAGGCTTGTAGTTGTTCAGCCAGTTTGGCATATAGCTTCTCAGTAACAGTCACGTCCTGCATACAATACTTGATCATCTCAGGGGATAGCTTGGTCCAGTCATCGTGACTTCCTTTGGCACATCCAAGTCGTGTACCCCACTGATCAAGGCTATGACCTCCGGTAACATCAGGATGAAAAAGTCTTGACATTACTAAAGTATCTAGCACACGGTCAGTATGTACCTCTACACCCCAAAGCTTTTTCAGGGCAGGTCCGTCGTATCCTATGTAGTTGTGGCCGCATACACAGCCACCCCTAGATAGTTCCTCCCACAGTGACTCGCTAGAGGTATGGATCAAGTGCTCCTCGTTTGGTCTCTTGGTTATGACACAGTGTATTAGCGTCGGCTGGAGACCATCCGTTTCTATATCCAAGAACACTATATTCGTAGTAGGCAATGTCCATCTCTTCTTGCTCTGTGAGTCGTCTACCATAAGTCCTCCTCTCCATATTCTGTTCCTGAGTAATAATCCATTGTCCCATCTTCGACATCGTATAACTCCTCTACGTCTGCTAGGTGTGCATAGTCTAAGTTACCTTCAATAGGTAATCTCATCCTCCACCAAGTATTTACCACAACCACTGCACAAGTCAACAAATTCTCCTGATCCGCTGAACTTACGTGTCAGTTCAAAGTCATTCAGTATCTTGTTGCATGCTTTACATCTCACTCTATGATCTCCGTCAGCCTTCCTGTGTTCTTATTATATAGCAGGGAACACGAAGGTCCAGTGATACCACTAAACCTATTCTTGAGTACTCGTACCCTAGTTGTGTTACGTACCATCTCATCGTCTGCTTGAGCGTTACGCTCTAATCCAAGAACAATATCAGAAAGCTGAGCAATTGAAGCACTACCACGAAGCTGCCCCAAGCTAGTAACTGCTCCATCCTCATGTCCTTTTCCTTCTGGTCTCTTAAGGTGACTAACAACAAACATACATATCTCCATCTCCTGACAGAACATACGTAGCTTGGTCATGATCTCGTCGATGGCTTTACGTTCATCACCATTAGCTTGATCCGATACCAGTATGGATATGTGATCTAGGATGATGTATCTAACGCCCAATACTTTTACTTGGTACCTAAACCTAGCCAGTACATTCTCAATGGCGTTGGAGCCAAACGAATCCCATAGGACAACACGGTCATCCAGATCAAGCGACTCAAATACATGCTCTACCTCATCAGGGGAGTAATCACAGCCGGGTAGGTGTATTGGTTTGTTGATCTGTAGACCGACCAGTCCACGAGCAGTACGGTTAGATGTCTCCTCCAAAAAAGCTAGACCTATCCTTTCATTGGTCTGACTCGCTATAGAGAACACTAGTTCACGCATGAAGGTGGACTTACCTAGACCAGAACCAGAACAGATAGTCACTAGCTCTGTCGGTCTGACACCAAACGTCATATCGTCTAGTCCCTTGTATGGGTAGCGTACCTCTGCCTCCAACAATGGCTTCTTTAACTCCTCACGGAGTGACCCTATCATCACCATTCCGTCAGGGGTGTAGACCTTGGCAGCCCACCACCGCTTTACAAACTCATCCTTCTCTTGGTGAAGCAGATACTCGTTCGCATCTTTACGTTCACCATGTTGATAGATCTTTGCTTTACCACCAAAGATATCAGCACATTCATGCGCTGCCTTCTTACCTTGGTCGTCGTTATCAAAGCAAAAGATAATGTGCTCGAACCTATCTAAAAAATCATACGCACGTCGGCAATCTGCTGAAGCTCCCTGAGCACCATTACGAATAGAAACAACAGGATACTTACCTCCAAACATTTGGTACGCAGAAAGCGCATCATACTCTCCTTCCACTACAGTTATGTATTGCCCACCCGTGGGGAACAGGTGCTGTCCAAACAACCCTACCTTTTTCCAGTCACCTTCTATCTTGAACTTCTTGTCGGGGCTACGCTTCTTCACCGCCACCACTGTGCCTTCACTATCGTGATAACCAAACAGGACATCATCACCATGAACAGTAGTTGAATACTTTCCCATTGTTGTGGCATCTATACCACGCTCTCTGATGCCCTTAAAATCCCCTCTAAGGGCTACTTTATTAGCGCTGGGGGTAGGCTCACGATAATCACTAATGTCTCTCACAGAGCCTCCTATGGCCTTAGGTGAGGGTGTGTGTGTACCACATGAGAAACAATAACTAGATCCATCCTCATTGTAGGACAACGCATCACTAGAACCACAGTCCTCACACTTCTGATGCAGTTTAACAAAACCCATTAGTGCACCTCCGTATTACCACTAGTATTAAAACGAGAAAGATAACGAGACTCTAGTGTTTCATCGTCCATCATCTCAAACTGAGTAGCCATCATGTTGAACAACATATTCATGGCCTCCATATAATTAACATGATACATCTCATCTTCTGTTAACTCTTCGATCATACGAGTACGTTTTGCTTCTTCCATAATAATTTCCTATTTAGATAGTAATACATAGTAAGTAAATAATATTAATAGTAATACTAATAGTAATACAAAGTACTTACTATGTAGTCTATATAGATTAGTATACCACACGTTTACGTTTCTTGCTAACAGGTTCGTAGGTATTATTACCTCTTGATTTACTGCGCGGCTTGTGATTCTTAACATACCGACGAGTGTTTCTGCCCATGATATTCCTCCACGTAATCATTTATGTGTTGTGCATAAGCCTGAAGAATAGGTGACCTACTCAACTTACGCAACGCTTGGTACTCAATAACACGTACCATCTGACGACTGATACCTAGTTCATCAGCTATCTGCTGGTGTGTCATGTGGTACTTCAACTTCACGATCTCTCTCCTCCTTCCACGCTTCAATGTCATCTTGGTGATACTCATCTGCGTAATCACCTACACACTCATCACGATCATACCAATCGTCATGCCACTGCTCCCACGATTCACGTCCCATACATCCTCCTACTTGACATGTTCAACGATCACCTTTGTGGTGTCACGGCTATAACATAGTAAACAATCCATACACTTCTGTCCAGTGCAGTTGGCTTCTCCGTCGAACTGCTGAGATACGTTATTAAATACACGGTCAAACCCACGAGGTGGAGATGACATCACGTTATCAATCTTAGGATTACTATAAACAAGAATCATATTATCAGGTACATGATGTAGATTCTTACGCACAATACCCACACGCTTAGTCCAGAGAGCAAAGGTAGAGTGCTTGTTGTCGTCAGCTATCGCACATAAATTACGGAAGTGCTGCTCATTTATCAGCTCTCCGTGCCCATGAAACCGCACGAATGCACCGGAGGTACGAGGCAGAATGAACTCAGCATCACTAGCGAGGATGTCACTATTCCTCTGGAATGATGGCTGCACAGTTCTTCCTATAACTAGAAAGCATACTCATACTGTAACACTTGGTACATATCTTGTCGGCATCGGGCTTACTCGACTCCTTGATACAGAACTCGTTCGTCGTCGTGTTGGTGTTGATTGCCTCGATACCCAACAGTTTCCCAGACATCTTACTGATACTAGGTCTCAGGTGCATACACTACCTCCTCTCTGATTACACGGCAATCCTCGCCGTCCTTGATATAACTATCGCAAAAGTACTTTGCATTATCAAGCGTGGAATTGTACGAAGAGCCATCACTGTCACGCTCCTCCCACTCCCATGTCTTGCGGTTAAACTTCTGTACTACATACCATGTATCAATAGCCATACACTATACCTCCACATCATAGACCCTAGTGGTCTCTTCATCTTCATCACGGAACACCTGAACATCGTCCTCGTTCCAGTCGATAGGACAATCCAACTCGCTGATAGCGTAGTCCATCGCAGCTTGCTCTGCCTCGCACTCATCCGACCCCTTGACATTGACACGACGGCTGACGGTCACAGTCACCTCGAACACATACACATGGTCCTCTAGCAGTTTGTCTAGTTGGTCTAGCTTTCTTACTGCATCAGCAAGAAGTACATCCAACTCCTCGAACTCAGTACTGTGCGGACTGTTGTAAATGTCGTACTCAATATAACTACGACATAAAGAAACACGGTCGCGGAACTCTGCTAGATCTTCTTTGCTTGTTAGTAAATCATTCATTCTGTACACCACTCCACTCTTTTCATAATAGTATCACCATACTCATTTGCAGTATAGTCGCCGATTACCTCTATTGCTTCACTGTTGCTGGTGACGTTGCCATACACAAACTGGAACCATGCAATGTAACCATCAAGCTCATCGCTCCAAACACCCACGTCATCGAAGTCACACTCACCCATGTGGTCTAACACGGTCATGTGCTCACGAGACTTCTCAACGTCAGCGTACTCACCTTCACCACATACAGTGATGCTCTTGTCTGAGTCACTCAACACAGCGTCAATAAAGTATTGCGCAACTCTGTTTTCCGTAAAATGCATAACTACTACTCCTCTTCTGTACAACACTCAACACACATATAGGCACCAGTACGATTACCTATAAGTATCTCTCTAGTCCACGTATCCTCATTAGGAAACAGATCCTGAACAAGCCTTGACCTGCTACTAATATACCAATTCCATGAATCCGTATCAACTAGGCAAGCGTCCGTATCACCACACAACAGACACTTAGCCACTACCCTTGTCTTGTTAAACAACTGAACTACTTCGCCCATAGTACTTCTCCGTTAGCTCTTCCTCGTTATCCTCCCAACACGACACACAAATACAGTCACCGTTGTCCTCTTGGTAGACATCCTTCTCACTGCGAAACCACTCATCGCATACAACACACTCAAAGACCATAGACATTAGAAAATATCCTCCGCCATCTCTAACATCATCTCAATCTCATCAGGACTACTCCACTCGTCAGGGTACGGTGACATATCCTGCGCTGTTCGTATCAACTCCATCATCTCAGGTGGATAGATAGGGCTGTGCTTACACGTAAGTAGTGGTGGCTCGAAACCAAACGCACCACACCCATGCTTAACAAACAGCTGAACAGCATCATATATCACCTCTCGTTTATGTAATGAAGATTATCTTCGGGACCGTCGGAGTAGCTCTCGCTCCACTGCTCACTATCAAGCACGTCGATTAGATCCATACGTAGCTGTGCAAGCGTTCCGAATATATCAGGATACCCCTCGAACGCTCGTGGATTCACAGTCAATACTGATGACATTGCATCAACAGCAACACGTAAAGCATCCAACTTTTTCTGTGCATTTTCCATTAGTCAAACCTCCCAACACGTTGATTACCTACGCTGTCCTTGATACCGAATATCGAATAAGGATAAGCCCACATTGTCCACCCGTTGAAATCAACACGAGCGAACGGCTCAAGCGGCTCATCCTCTGGTGCACGATACACACCAGCATTGTCGATGTCACCACGCCAATGGTCACTGAAGCCACCCATACCGTACATGGCGTTCATCTCATCAGCTACTGTACTGATACCGCCACCCTCGAACCTTGCCGCTACAACACCACGACCAAAAAACTCAGGGACGATGCCTAACCACTCTCGATCTGCACGATCATCGAAATATTGAATCATCATAATATTAACTCCAGTTAATTTAGTAACAGGACATAGTATGAGCACTACACACCACACCACACTATGTACCTATTATCTCTTAAATGAGAATCATTGTCAAATGCGAATGACTCTCGTCTTTATTTCAGGTGTAAAAAAACCGCCCGAAGGCGGCGAGGGTGTCACGTCTCAGAGTGTATCTGCGATGAGTGCTTTGATCTCGTCGTTAGTGTATCCGTTCTCGTGTGCCTTCTGAACAAATTCGCTCAGTAGGTGGCGCAGTGCTGGCGCTTCGCTGGCGAGTGGCTCCGACGTTGATTCCGTTTCAGTCTCTGGTTCCGACTGGTCAGCTGTTGGCTCAGCCTCTGCGGCTTTCGGTGCAAGCTTTTCATATAGCTCAGTTAGTCCGCCCGAATCCTTAGCCAGTGCCTTAACGAGCTTCTGCCCATCGGTTGGCGACTTGATTCCGTGCCAGTCGTTTAGTTTTTTGTCGGTCGCTGTCCATGTCTTAGCGATGCGGCGAGCGCGGCTGATCATTACCTTTACGGATGCTTCAGGTTTACCGCCAGCAACTAGTCCGCCTTCATAGCCACCCATGAATTCGGCGATGTCTTCCTTGGTCTTGACGTTGGATAGGCCTTTGATCATTGCGGCCATTGGTGCCAAGTCTGATTTGATTTGTGCCTCTGCAACGATTGCTCCAGCGCCTCTGTTGTCGATGTTAGTCATGATATTAACTCCAGTTAATTATGCCGCGCGTTATTGCGTCGACAGGTACATATTACTAAAACCAGTAGTTAGAGTCAAATTAACTCCAGTTAATCTAGGTAGCTTAAAGGGTACTTCACTGACTCTCACATGCACATAATTGACCCCATGTCAACAGGGCAAATAGCGTGCCAATAGCAATATCCATGCCAAAAACATACACGGGGGGCCGCACACTACAATGCGCAACGTAGTAGTAGCTACCCAGATACAAAAAAGAGCAAAATTAGAAGTCTTTATTACTAGTTCTTTTTGTTATATATCAAAGATTTACTATAATTCTAAGGAATAAAGATAATCTGCACTGTAAAAGCGTAGAATCTGTGCTGTAAATACAGTGTTTTTTCCCTACAGAATGCTATTAGGGGTTGACAAACGCATAAAAGTATGCTATAATATATGTATATATAGATCAATAACAAAAAGTACTTAGTATAAGTACATATTACTAGTACTAATTACCTACAAGTATAAGAATTAAACCAGAAACCTTTTCTAGGTAGAGCCTATACAGATGACAGAAAAAAAGAATCCTGTTGGTAGACCTAAAAGAAGTTCTGTTACTAGTAAAAAGAAAGGTAACAGGAGTTCTGTTGGACGCCCAAAGGGTGATGCAGCCATCATCAACGAATACAAAGCACGAATGCTTAACTCTCCTCGTTCTCGTGCTGTTATGGACGCTATATTTGATGCAGCGTTAGACCCAGAACATAAGAATCAATCAGCAGCATGGAAGTTAGTTATGGATCGTATCCTTCCTGTTGCTGCATTTGAAAAAGATATAGTTAAAGATGGTGGTCGTAACGCCATTCAGATTAACATTAGTGGTGTTGGTACAGTAGACGTAAATGAACCTACAACAATAGAAGGTGAAGTAGTAGATGAATCTTAAGCATTTTGATCCTTCAGAGTTTAACTGCCAAGTAACTGGCACCAACAACATGGAGAGAGACTTTCTAGAGAAGTTAGACGAGTTACGTGAGGCGTGTGGTTTTCCTTTCCAGATTACCAGTGGGTATCGACACCCTACTGAGCATCCAATAGAGGCTGAGAAAGACGTACCCGGCACTCACGCGCAGGGCATCGCGGCGGATATAAAAATAACAAACGCCGTGTTTCGCCTTAAGATTGTAACGCATGCTATTCGTTTAGGATTTACAGGAATAGGGATTGCTTCTGATTTTGTACACGTTGATACTCGTGGTACAACTCCTGTTATGTGGACTTACTAATGTTATATACAAAGAATAAGAACCTAACAGATACTAGTACTCAAGAGATTGTTACTATTCCTAATGGCTACGTAGCTCACTGGAATATGGCGTTTATTGCTAACCTGCATAACTCTACCAATGACATTACGTTATTTGTAGACAAGCCTAGTCCCACTCCAGACGTGTATATCTACAACGGTACTAACATATCGTCAAAAGAAAACCTGCTGATTGACGGTAATGCCGTGTTTGTTCTACAGCCCGGCGATATTATTAAAGCTTCGGCAGGCAGTGCAGGGAATGTAGAAGTAGTTGTTACATTTGATTTGTTAGAAGCACCAGCGGTATTTAATAACTTTAATGGATCTTAATATAGAACTACTGCCTTGGCAGCAAGATGTTTGGGCAGATGAAACAAGATTTAAAATAGTAGCTGCTGGACGACGTACAGGTAAGTCTAGGTTAGCAGCGTGGATGTTAATAGTTAACGCACTTCAGGCGGAAAGAGGCCATGTATTTTACGTCGCACCTACTCAAGGACAAGCCAGAGACATCATGTGGACCACCCTTCTCGATCTCGGGCATGAAGTTATCAGTGGTAGTCATGTTAATAATCTTCAAATTAAGCTTATTAATGGAGCCACTATCAGTCTCAAGGGAGCCGATAGACCAGAAACCATGCGAGGTGTCAGCCTCAAGTTCTTAGTAATGGACGAGTACGCTGACATGAAGCCTGAAGTATTTGAACAGATACTTAGACCCGCACTTGCGGATCAGAAAGGCTGTGCAATGTTTATTGGTACACCAATGGGAAGGAATCACTTCTACGAGTTGTATAAGTATGCAGAGCTAGATGATGACCCTACGTACAAGGCTTGGCATTTTACATCTTACGATAACCCTATTTTGGATCCAGATGAAATTGACATTGCTAAAAGATCTATGTCTTCTTATGCGTTTCGTCAGGAGTTTATGGCGTCGTTTGAAGCTCGTGGGTCAGAAATGTTTAAAGAGGACTGGGTTAGTTTTGGTGAAGAGCCAGACAACGGTGACTACTACATTGCAATTGACTTGGCGGGTTTTGAAGAAGTAGGTAAAAAACGTACAAAAAATACCAAGCTTGACGAAACTGCTATATCTATAGTTAAAGTAGGAGATAATGGAGATTGGTTCGTAGAGAACATTATATATGGTCGTTGGACATTAGATGAAACAGCCGTCAAAATCTTTCAGGCTGTACGTGATTACCATCCTATTTCTGTTGGCATTGAAAGAGGAATTGCTAAACAGGCAGTTATGTCTCCCTTACTTAACTTACAAAAGAAGTATGCACAGTTTTTTAGAATACAAGAATTAACACACGGTAACAGAAAAAAGACAGACAGAATAATGTGGAGTTTACAAGGTAGATTTGAAAACAACACAATTACTTTAAACAAAGGTGAATGGAACAGTCGATTTTTAGATCAACTGTTTCAGTTTCCTGATCCTTTAACGCATGACGATTTAGTTGACTCGCTTGCGTATGTAGATCAACTGGCTAATGTTCCTTATGGTATAGGGGATATAGATTTCGATGAGCCTGAAATTTTAGATATTGTAGCAGGATACTGATATGACTGAACTGTATGAACAAGATCCATTGATGATCCAAGAGTCTCTAGAAGATTGGGTTATAAATAAATGTGAAAACTGGAGAGATAACTACGAAAGCAATTATGAACAAAAATTTGAAGAATACTATAGATTATGGCGTGGTCAATGGGATCCTGCTGACAGCGAGCGTGGGTCTGAGCGTTCCCGCATTATTTCTCCTGCACTTCAACAGGCAGTTGAGTCTAATGTTGCTGAGTTAGAAGAAGCTACATTTGGACGAGGAAAGTGGTTTGATGTTTCTGATAACTTAGGCGATACAGAAAAACAAGACGTACAGTTTTTACGTAATAAACTTACAGAAGACTTTGAAAACTGCATGGTACGTAAAGCTGTAGCAGAGTGTTTAATTAATTCAGCAGTGTTTGGTACAGGCATTGGTGAAATAGTTATTGAAGAAATGAAAGAAATGGCTCCTGCTACTCAACCTATTATGGGCGGAGATTTACAAGCAGTAGGAGTAAACATTACTGACCGTGTTGTTGTAAAACTTAAACCTGTACTTCCTCAAAACTTTTTAATAGATCCTGTAGCTACGTCTGTAGAAGATGCTATGGGTGTAGCTATTGATGAATTTGTCAGTCAACATCATGTAGAACTATTACAAGAACAAGGAGTATATCGTGACGTATATGTTGGTCCTGCCGCTCCTGATACTGACTTGGAACCTGATCAAGACTTAACTGTTTATAGTGATGATAAAGTAAGACTTACAAAGTACTATGGTTTAGTACCACGAGAGCTTCTAGAATCCGCTGTAAGCGACGATGTAGAAGAACTAGTACAAGAAGAAGGACCTGATTCAAAGTACGTAGAAGCCGTTGTAGTGATTGCTAACGGGGGTATACTTCTTAAAGCTGAAGCTAATCCTTATATGATGGAAGATCGTCCTGTTGTTGCTTTTCCTTGGGACGTAGTACCCGGACGTTTTTGGGGTCGTGGTGTTTGCGAAAAAGGTTATAACAGTCAAAAAGCACTTGACACAGAGTTACGTGCTCGTATTGACGCCCTAAGCTTAACTATTCATCCCATGATGGCAATGGATGCTACACGTTTACCTAGAGGTTCTAAACCAGAAGTAAGGCCCGGTAAAATAATTTTAACTAGTGGGGATCCTCGTGAAGTACTTCAACCGTTCAACTTTGGTCAAGTCAATCAAATCACTTTTGCTCAGGCCGGAGCACTGCAGCAGATGGTACAGCAAGCGACAGGAGCAGTGGACTCAGCAGGAATTGCAGGTCAAGTTAATGGCGAGAGTACTGCCGCTGGTATTAGTATGTCTCTTGGCGCTATTATTAAACGCCATAAGCGTACACTGATTAACTTCCAACAGTCTTTTCTTATTCCTTTTGTTAAGAAAGCCGCATACCGTTACATGCAGTTTGATCCTGAAAACTATCCTGTAGCTGACTACAAGTTTAACGCTAGTAGTACTTTGGGTATTATTGCTCGTGAGTACGAAGTTACTCAGCTAGTACAGTTATTGCAGACGATGGGTAAAGAGTCGCCGTTGTATAACACATTAATACAATCTGTTGTTGACAACATGAACCTTTCTAACCGTGAAGAACTATTAGCAGCCTTAGCCCAAGCTTCACAACCTAACCCACAACAACAGCAAATGCAACAACAAGCACAACAATTACAAATGCAGTTCCAACAATCACAGACGCAAGCGTTGTCTGCTCAAGCTCAAGAGTCACAAGCAAGAGCTGCTAAGTTGGCTGCTGAAGCTGCTGTCGTACCACAAGAACTAGAAATAGATAAGATTAATGCTATCACCCGAAACCTTAAAGAAGGTGATCAAGAAGATAAAGAGTTTGAACGTCGCATGAAAGTGGCTGAGACTCTCCTCAAAGAAAAAGCAATAGAAGGTAAAGAAAATGCTAATAACACAAAAAGAGATGCAGTCCCTGCTAGACCAAGTCAACGACCACTTCAAGGGGACGTTCCAGCGCCTCAAAGTCCTAGAGGACCAGCTGAACCAAATGGAAATCAAGGTGGAGGAATTATCTAATGCCAAAGTCGAAGGACCCAAAACTAGCACGAGCGGGCGTAAGCGGGTACAACAAACCAAAAAGAACACCTAGTCATCCAACTAAAAAGTTTGTAGTAGTAGCAAAAGAAGGCGACAAGACTAAAACTATTCGTTTTGGTGACGCTAAGATGACTATTAAAAAAGACCAGCCTGCACGTCGTAAGTCATTCAGAGCACGTCACAAGTGCGACACTAATCCACCCAGTAAACTAACAGCACGATATTGGTCGTGTAAAAAATGGTAAGGAAATAATTATGCCTCTTGCTCCAAAACCTAAAACTAAAAAGAAAACTCCTGTAAAAACTTATACACAAGCAGAAGTAGAAGCTATGATTCGTAAAGCGTATAAAGATGCTGGTGCAGATCTTCCTAGTCCTGCTAACCGTCGCAAGATGATGGAGCAAATGTCTAATGCTGAAATAGACGCTAAGATGAAAACTGCCGCTAAAGCTCGCGGTGTTCCTATGAAAAAGAAGAAACCAAGGAGTTAATTATGCCGTACGGAAAAGGAACATATGGAAATAAAGTAGGACGCCCACCAGCAAAGAAAAAGAAGCGAGGTAGTTGTGGCTGCAAAAAGAAAAAAAGCTAACGACGCTTGTGCAAAAAAGGTCAAGTCTAGATACAAAGTCTGGCCTTCTGCATACGCTTCCGGTGCTGTAGCTAAATGCCGCAAAGTCGGCGCTAAGAACTGGGGTAATAAAAGTGGCCGTAAGAAAAAGTAAAAAGGGCGCTGCTCTTAAGAAATGGTTTAATGAGGAGTGGGTAGACGTTAAGACAGGTAAACCTTGTGGTCGTAAGTCTGCAAAAAAAGGTAAATCTAAACGTCCTTATCCTTCTTGTAGACCTAAAGCTGTAGCAGCTAAAATGACTAAAGCTGAAAAAGCTTCATCAGCACGAAGAAAAACAGGACCAGCAAGAGTAGCACACGCAGTAACAGCATCAGGACGTAGAAGAAAAACCACAAGAAACGCTTGACAAATGCATAAAAGTGTGTTATAATATAACTATATAATATAATAACAGAGGAAATCATGACCCCCGAGCTTGAAACTTACTTCAATAATTATAATGAACTCTTCAACCACGAAGGTTTCAAACAACTCGTACACGAACTTTCCACTAACGCACAGCAACTAGCAGATATACAAACCGTTAAAGACCTAGAAGATTTACATTTTCGTAAAGGTCAGGTCGCTGCTTTTGCTACCGTCATAAATCTACAAGGAACTATTGAAGCTGCTCGCGATCAAGCAGAAGCTGAAGATGAAGACCCTGTAAATGTTTAAAGTATATGACTTCCGTTGCACTAACGGGCACGTCTTTGAAGAATTTGTAAAAGATGGTACTACAACCAGTAGGTGCGGTTGCGGTGCCAACGCTACAAAAATGGTATCTGCCCCGTCTTTCTACCTTAATGGTTCCGATGGTTCATTCCCCGGAGCACATATGAAATGGGTTAAGGAACACGAAAAAGCAGGTAATAAACAATAACTCCATAATGATTATAATCACGGAGATTAGTAATGTCAAGAGCAACATTAGTTGACCCGCAACCCGAAGTGGAAAACGCGGACGATATAAACGAAGAAGTGACTGAGACTCAGTACGAATCAGAAGAAGAAGTAACTGAACAACCTCAAGAGCAGTCTACCATTCCAGAAAAATACCAAGGTAAGTCACTGGAAGAAGTCGTACAAATGCACCAAGAAGCTGAAAAGCTTTTAGGTCGTCAGTCCGGTGAGGTAGGGGAACTTCGTAAAGTGGTGGATGATTATATTGCTAATCAAACACCTACTCAAGCACCTCAACAAATTGTTGAGCCTGAAGATGATATAGATTACTTCACTGATCCGCAAGGTGCTGTTAATCGTGCAATTGAGAATCATCCTAAAATTAGAGAAGCAGAGCAATACACTGAGCAGTATAAAAAGCAGTCGTCCCTTGCAACGCTACAATCTAAACATCCAGATATGCAAGATATTCTTGGAGACCCTAAGTTTGCAGAGTGGATTAAAGCATCTAAGATTAGGACTCAATTATTTGTAGCGGCTGACCAACAGTATGATGCTGACTCTGCTGATGAACTATTTACGCTTTGGAAAGAACGTAAAGCAGTAACGCAGCAAACTGCCAATGTTGAAAAACAGGCACGTAAGCAAACACTAAAAGCAGCTAGTACAGGTAATGCACGAGGAAGTAGCCAAGGAACAAGAAAAAAGATATATCGTCGGGCCGACATTATTAAACTTATGAGAACAGACCCAGACCGTTATACAGCATTAGCCGATGAAATTATGGCAGCGTATGCGGAGGGTCGAGTAAAATAATCTAGGAGATTACAATGGCTACTCAAACTTATCCCGGTACAGTTGGCGGCGGAAGTATCGTCAACAAAACAGCAGCAGCAACTTTTATTCCAGAAATCTGGAGTGACGAAGTAATTGCCTGCCTATCAGAAGAACCTTAAGATGGCTCCTCTGGTTAAGAAGCTTCCAATGACAGGCAAGAAGGGCGATGTAATTCATATCCCTAAGCCTATCCGTGGCGCTGCTTCTGCTAAGGTTGCTGACACTGCTGTCAACATCCAAGCAAACGTAGAAGGCGAATTGCAGATTTCTGTTGATCGTCACTTCGAGTACTCACGTTTCATTGAAGACATCGTAGAAGTACAAGCACTTAACAGCCTCCGTCAGTTCTACACTGAAGACGCTGGTTATCAGTTGGCTCTTAAGGTTGACACTGACCTTATGAATGCTGGTACTGGTTTTGGTGACGGTACTCTTGATCTTGCTGCTCCTTCTGGCGCTGACTGGGTTAACAGTAACAGCTACTACTTTGACGCTGCTTCTGGTGGTGGTACTCCACTAACAGCTTTTGCTGCTTCAACTGTAGCTTCTGGTGATGTCTTTACTGACGCTGGCTTCCGTCAAGCTATCCAGTTGTTGGATGATGCTGATGTACCAATGGACGGACGTTGCATTATCGTTCCTCCAGTAGTACGTAACACCATCATGGGCACTGAGCGATTCTCGTCTTCTGACTTTGTATCAGGACAAACTGTTAACACTGGTCTCATCGGTAACTTGTATGGCGTAGATGTTTACGTTTCATCTAACTGCCCAACACTTGAGTCTAATGTACGTGGTTGTATCCTTATGCAAAAGGACGCTATCGTTCATGCAGAGCAAATGTCTGTACGTTCACAAACTCAGTACAAGCAAGAGTACCTCTCAACGCTGTACACTGCCGACACTCTTTACGGTGTTCAGGTATACCGTCCAGAAGCTGGACTTGTCTTGGCCGTTTACGACGCCTAAGTCAATTACGGGGGTCAGCAATGGCCCCTTTTCTTTTTCTTTAGTAGGAGTAGTTAATGCCTATATTTCGTGGAACAGGCGGTTCTGGTGATGCAAGTACAGATGCTTATGCCTCAGAAGTAGCTACTAGCGCACAGACTGCCACTACTAAAGCAAATGAAGCAAGTGCTTCTGCAGCAGCAGCGGCAACTTCAGCAAGCAACGCAGCAAGTTCTGAAGCCTCTGTATCGGCTGATGCAACAACAGCGTCTAATGCAGCATCTGCAGCACAGACAGCGCAAACTGCCGCAGAGACAGCTAAGACAGCATCAGAGACTGCACAGACAGCATCAGAGACTGCACAGACAGCGGCTGAACTAGCAGAGACTAACGCTGAAACTGCAGAAACTAATGCAGAGACTGCAGAGACAAACGCTGCTGCTTCTGCTACGGCGGCTGCGTCTAGTGCAACCAGTGCTGCTGGATCAGCTACAACAGCCACAGCTCAGGCTACAACGGCTACGGCTCAGGCTAGTGCAGCATCAACGTCAGCCAGTAACGCTGCTACCAGTGAAAGTAATGCGTCTACTAGTGCAACTAATGCAGCAACTTCTGAAACAAACGCATCTACATCAGAGACTAACGCAGCAACGTCTGCTACCAATGCAGCAACCAGTGCTACTAATGCAGCTAGTTCTGCTACGTCTGCATCAGGATCTGCTACGACTGCTACGACTCAAGCAACTGCTGCGTCTACTAGTGCAACTAATGCAGCTACTTCTGAAAGCAACGCTTCAACCTAGTGAAACTAACGCTGCCTCTAGCGCCTCCTCAGCGTCCACCTCAGCCACAAACGCAGCTACCAGTGCTACTGCAGCACAAACTGCACAAACGGCTGCAGAGGCTGCTCAGACGGCTGCAGAGGCTGCTCAAGAATCTATTGATGGTTTATATCTAGGTGCACTGTCTTCTAATCCTACTGTTGATCTTAACGGCGATCCAGTAACTGTAGGTGATTGGTACTTTAACACTACTGATAATAGTACAAGAATTTACGACGGTACTAACTGGGATTCAATTAATCCTAATCTTGTTAACGATTCTACACCACAGCTAGGTGGTACGTTGGACGCTAACGGCAACACCATTGACATGGGTACTAATGTCATCACTGACGTTAAGGTAGGTCAGTGGGATACTGCATACGGCTGGGGCAACCATGCTAGTGCTGGTTATCTAACTGGCAACGAAACCATTACTCTGACTGGAGCTATCACAGGCTCTGGTACAACATCCATTGCAACTACACTGTCAACGATTGACGGGGGAACTTATTAATGACCACGATTAAACTTAAGAATGGTTCTGGCGCACCAACGTCTGGGGATCTTGTTCAAGGTGAACCCGCATTAGATCTGACTAACAAGCGTCTGTATACAGAAAACTCAAGCGGTACTGTTATCGAAGTAGGTACTAATCCTACAAGTATTACTACTGGCACAGTGACTGCTGATGGTTTGACGTTAGGCTCAGAAGGCGACCAAATTAGCATTCCAACATCTGCTGGATTTTCTGGTGTTATTACAACTGGAGACACTATTTTTGGAAATGCTTTTGAGTTTAAAAACGGCAATGGCATAGTTCTTGTATCTGACACAAATGATTCTGGAGCTACTGGTGGCGTTGATGCAACACTTATCGCACGAGGCAGTAGTGCAACAAAGACAGCTTTGTTTGATGTTAACGGCGACATTAGCTTCTACGAAGACACTGGCACGACTGCGAAGTTCTTCTGGGATGCTTCTGCGGAGTCGTTGGGTATTGGTGGCTCTACAATTACTGACTCAAACTTATTAAATATTCAAGGCTCTAGCGCGTCTGTAAATATTGGGGTTGTTTTTAACGACACAAACACTAGCAAGATATTCGGAATACAAAACGGCGGCAGTTCGTTAAAGTTTTTTGATTACACAGCTAACGCAGAACGCATGCGTATAGATGCTAGCGGGAATGTTGGAATAGGTACTAGTTCGCCTTTCTTTACAGCATCAGGAAGAGTGTCGCTTTCTTTAAACGGAAGCAATAGTTCAATACTTGCCTTTGGTAAAAATGGTTCTAGCGAAAACTATATTCTAGCTGACGCTGGTGGATTTACTATTGCCAACACTAGCGCAACACTTCCTACGATATTTTTTAATAACGGCACAGAACGCATGCGCATCGACTCTAGCGGCAACTTGCTACACGGAATTACTGGCGTTCCGACAGGTGTTTTACTTGGTAAACAACTTGTAAGCAGTAGCCCAACAGGCTCAGAAATTATCGCTTTTAGAGAAGATTCTTCTGTAGCTGTCGGTGACAAATGCGGTGCTTTACTCATTGGCAACAGCGATCCTGACGGAGCTGAAGACCACTTTGTTGGAATGTGGGGTAAAGCATCTTCTACTAACGGGTCGCAAGACCTTCACTTTGCCGCAGGTCGTTCTGGTTATGAAGGTGACTCACCTCAAATGACGCTTAGTAGTGGCGGAAATGTTGGTATTGGCACAACGTCAACATTTGGCAGGCTGTCAATAAACTCAAACGGCGCTCCTGCAAGTAGCGGCAACATGACTACAGGCTTGACTGTTCATAATAGTACAGCCGGTACAGCTATCAATATCGGAACAAACGATGCTGGTGCCTACAACTACATTCAGTCGGCTTACGTAAACAGTGCGGGTACTGCTAGAAATTTGGCGTTCTTCGCTGGTGCTACAAGAGCCGTTGATATAGATGCCTCTGGCAACTTGCTGGTTGGTAAAACTAGCACTAATGTAGCCGTTGATGGTTGTCGTTTAGGTAGCTTTGGGGCAATTTTAACTCGTGGTGATGGTTCTGAGCCTTTGCGTGTAAACCGAACTAGTTCTGACGGTGAGCTTATAAAGTTAGATAAAGACGGCTCTACAGTCGGTAGTATTGGTACTGCCAGCTCCCGCATTTATATTGGTACCAGTGACACTGGGCTTGGTTTTTCTGCGCCTAGTGATGCTGTTTTTCCAGTGGGACGCATCGGACGGTAGCCAACGCGATAATGCTATTGACCTTGGCGTAGACACTGCACGTTTTGATGACATTTACGCCACTAATGGCACTATCCAAACCTCTGACCGCAACGAAAAGCAAGACATTGAAGCACTGTCTGACGCAGAGCAACGTGTTGCTGTAGCGGCTAAAGGATTGCTACGCAAGTTCCGTTGGATTGATTCAGTAGCAGACAAGGGTGACGACGCACGTATTCACTTCGGCATCATTGCTCAAGACTTACAAGATGCATTCACTGCTGAAGGCTTAGACGCTGGACGCTACGCAATGTTTATTTCAACAACTTGGACTGATGAGGAAACTAGTGAAGAGCGTACACGAATGGGTGTGCGTTACTCTGAGCTACTTGCCTTTATCATCGCCGCTATTTAACTAGGAGAAACCTAATGGCTACATGGACTATCGCAAACCTTGAGCGTGACAGTGGCAGACAGGCGGGTGTAACCGTTGCACACTGGCGTGTTACTGAATCTGAAACTGTTGGTGACGACACATTCACTGCATCCTCATACGGCACTGTAGGCTTTACACCTGACGCTGATGCTGACGGCTTTGTAGCTTACGATGACCTTACTGAGTCTGCTGTACTGGCATGGGTACACGAGTCAGTAGACCAAGACGCTACTGAGGCGGCACTGACAGCCAACATCGAAGCACAGAAGAACCCTGTGTCTGCTAATGGCATGCCTTGGTAATGCCTGAGATTGATGACAACACCAAAGTATCTATACCGCTAAGGAATTTAGTTGCTCTTGGTGCTGGCATCGTTATGGCTACTACTGCTTACGTAACGCTAGACACTCGTATCATCTCTATTGAACACGGCCAAGAAATACAGAACATGAACATACTAGGAAAACTCTGCGTTTGTTCGTGAGTGGCCTTTAGGTCTACGTGGTGCGTTACCAGACGATCTTATACAGAACGCTAAGATTATGGCTCTGGAAGAACGCAACATAGAGATACACGAGTTACGTAGGCAGTTAAATAAAGTAGAAGTAGAAATAGGTAAGTTAAATGCACAGGTGACTGTCGGATCACCAAGGCGGTAAGGAATAGTCATGTCAGATCTAGAGCAAGCATTAAGTCGGTTAGAAGCTCATGAGCGTGAGTGTAGTATTCGTTATGAAATGATTCAGATGCAACTGGACGCACACAATCAACGCTTTGACAAACTAGAGAAGATGATGACAGGTGGCTTTGCTTCTATTGCTATTATCGTGACTATGGCTATTGCTATCTTGGAGTTTGCTAGATGATACAGGCTTTGATTGGCCCTATTGTTAATCTTGTTGGTGGACACCTTTCAGCGTAAGTCAGAAGAGAAGAAGGCTGTCCATGAAGCTAAGATGGTAGCTATACAGCAGGACGCTAACTGGGAAAACATCCATGCAAACAACGCAGCTAACTCATGGAAAGACGAATGGTTTACCGTTTTGTTTTCAGTCCCTTGTGTACTTGCGTTCTTTCCGTCTATGGTTCCTGTAGTTATGCAAGGGTTTGCTGCGTTAGATTCTATGCCTGAGTGGTACAAAGGTTTTCTAGGCGCTGCTGTTGCAGCATCGTTTGGCCTACGTGGTCTGGCTAACTGGAAGAAATAATTATGGCTCAACGTGGTTGGTTTAAAAATAGTGAGTTTAGTCCCGACCAGTGGATGGAGCTTCTTAATAATTACTTGCGTGTTTATTACGAAGATCAAGATTCAGACGACATGGACAGGGTTTACCGTGGTCAAGAAGCACAAGCATTAACTCGTTTATTTAACGCTTATGCAAACGGTGAAGCTACTGTTGATGAGCTTGTTGCTTTTGAAATTGATTTTCTTAGTGACATAGATGGTGTCACTGAGTGGTGGGATCAAACTATTTCTATTGCAGAAGCAGATAGAATTATTGAAACCCTAGAAACTAACCCGTCTGATCTTGCAAACATACCTGCACCTACAGGAACAAAGACTAACGAATATTTAGAAACTACAGCCATGTCTTTTGTAGGAACTACTCCTACAAGCCCTATTACTACTGTTGGTGGTCCCAGTGGACAAACAATAGTTATCCGTGGCGGTGCTGGCGTTACTATGAGCATTCCTCAAGTACTAGAAAGCGGCAACATAAAAGATTTATTAGGGGTAATGGTTCCTTATATACCGGGGGTGTCTTTACCTAACTGGCTTCCTACTGCTGGCGTTATTTTTCTTCCTACAATAAAAGACGCTGTAGAAAAAGTAGAAGAAATTATTACTGAAGTAGATATTTCAGGAGCTTGGGAAGAAGGCGACATTGGTGAAGTAATACGAGATATTGGTGAAATTGTTGTTGGTGCTGGCACAGCCGCCGCTGATGTTATTGAAGAAAAAGTAAAAGAAGTTATAGGCGGAGTTGTAGGAGGCGTTACAGATCCAACACAAGCAGGCGCTGTTCTTGGTGGTGTTTTAGCAGGTAGTTTCCCCTCTGGCATTCCTGATTGGCTGGGTGGCATTCTTTCAGAAAACGTAGGTAGTGCTGTTTATGGTGCAGCACGTAACGTACTAGTAAACTCAGGCACAGCAACAGAAAGTCAACTTCCTCTTGGTCAAGAAACACCAGAACAAGACCCTACCCTTATGTTTACTAACAGGGGTAACAACTACTTTGTTAACAGTGAAACAGATGAGTACTTTCAGTTAGCAGAAAGCGAAGACATTGACTTTGAGCTTAACGGGGAGTACACCAGAGAGCAGTTAGAAAACACTGGACTAGAAACAATTAATTCTGGTACGTATCAGTCGTTGGTCGATGATCTGTCGTTTCATGCACTAGAAGAAGATATTTATCAGTATTCTATTAAAGCATTAGCACAAAGGTTTGAAGAAGAAGGAGGTATAATTCCCGGAGACTTTAATCTCATGGATGAGCAGTCTCAGTACGACTTCTTCATTGGTGAGTTTTTTGAACCTACCCCCGTCAAACAAGCTCCTATTGAACAACCAGATCCACAGCCTGATCCAGACCCACAGCCTGATCCAGACCCACAGCCTGATCCAGACCCACAGCCTGATCCAGATCCACAGCCTGATCCAGACCCACAGCCTGATCCAGATCCACAGCCTGATCCAGACCCACAGCCTGATCCAGATCCTGATCCTGATCCTAATCCAGACCCTGATGTTACTTCTGTTGTTGAAGGTTTGTTCGCTGACTTTTTAGAACAACTTGATACAGAGTTTACAGGTCAACAAGATCAGATTAATCAGATCATTCAGAACTTTGTTGAAACATTGCCTGACTACAATGCAATGCCTACAATGGAAGATATTGCTGAGTACTTTGAAACTAACGGTGTAACGCTATCACAAGAAAACTTTGATCGCATACAACAAGAATTAGCTAATGCAGGTTACTTAACGCAAGATCAATTAACAGAGGCGTTGTCTGGTGTTGCTACAACAGAGCAAGTTAATGAGGCAATACAAGGTGCTGGTTTTGCTACACCAGAGCAAGTACTACAGTATTTAGCAGAAGCAGGTTACGCTACACCAGAAGATATTACTACTGCCCTTACTAACTCAGGATTTGTTACAGACGAGCGTCTTACGTTAGCACTAGCAGAAGCAGGTTACGCTACACCTGAGCAAGTAGAAGACATTGTAAATAATGCTATCTCTAATATTGTTATACCTGAAGGAGCTACTTCAGAAGAAGTACAACAATTAATTCAAGACGCTATTGACGGTATACCAGCGGGTATATCTCTGGACGACGTAAGCGATGTAGTTAACAACGCTATATCTAACATAGACTTTCCTGAAGGATTGTCAGAAAGTGACGTTACAAGTATTGTAGATAGCTTTGGTTTTGCTACTACTACAGATGTACAAGCTGGGTTTGATGATCTTAATGACAGATTTGATGACGCATTAAACGGCATTGCTACACAGTTTAGTGATCAAGAGGCTGAGTTTTTAGCCAGCAT